TCCTGTTTCAACATAAATAGTGGTATCACCACCTTTAAGTTCTACTGTTTTCTCTGCTAAAGGTGTCCATGATAAGTCTTGCTTATCAATATGACCTCTCATAGTCTCTAATACAAACTGTCCATCTTCCCATATTTGTGCTTCAAAAGCAGGTTTCAGTTTTACAGCTAAATTCTGCATAAACACACCTGCTCTATTCCAATCACCTGTTAGTTTCAAAGCTAAATCACTCACCTGTCTCACCACTTTCTTCTATTGTTTCTGGTGTCTCTTCTGGCTCTTCAAGTGCAAGTTGTTTTACAGTTTTATCCTCAGTACATACAAAATGGTAGAATAGGAAAACATCTTCCACATAGGCTTTAGGAAGAATGTTATCAATTCTGTAATATACATCATGAAACTCAATCATACCTCTTCTCATAGTGTCAAGGTCTTCTTGAGTTACACCTAAGTCATGGTCTTGTAGTGACTTAAAAGGCACAACAAATACTGCTTGGTCTTTTACTGTTTCAACATCTTGTTCACCATGTGTAGGAGTAAGTCTAGCTTGAGTAACCAACATCTTAGGCTGTTGATATAGCTTGACTTTATTTTCTCCGTACACATTCTTTGTAGTCTTTGAACTCAAAAGATAAATATTCAGACCATCTGTTTCACCATCATTAAACAAAGTTGTGAAAATAATTTGTGTTCCATTCACAAAAGCGTCTCTGATACTCTGATTTGCCATACTATATCACCTCCACTAAATATTCTCTTCGGACACATCTTCTTCGTCCTCAAGTTCTTCAAGTGTGGTAAACATGACTTCTTTGTACCCAAAGACTTGGTTACGTTCAATAGCAAATACAGCAATGTAATAATCAGTTGCAGGTTCAAGATTACCAACTCTGTGATAACTGTCTCTAATATTACTTGTGCTCTTAATCAGCTTTGCACTCTCTAACACTTTCTTATCATAAGTTGCACCATCATTATAGATGTTCACTATAGGTGAGGTACTAATATAAACTTTGAAACGACCAAAGTGACTTGTGTTAGTTACTGAATAACTAAAATCCACACTGTCACTTGTTACTTGGTCAATTTTCAATTTTACACTAGGAGTTACCTGCTTCTCATAATTTCTGTGTGAGTAGTGGCTCTTGCTTAATAACACATCATAAGCACTAACTGTACCTTGACCCTCATTCTCAAGCCAATTATCATACTGCTCTTTAGCCTGTGAGACTAGCTTCATATAATGATTAAATCTTTGGTCTTGCTTAATGTAGTTGTTATTATCTGCTCCCAAATCTACATCATTGGCTTTCAGTACTGCAAGTTTTGTATACAGTTCTATCTTAGCCAACAACACTATTGCATATTCAGAACCATCTGGTAGGTCATCTAAATCACTGACCTGAGGAAAGGCTCTGGAAACACCTAACTTAATAAAGAGTTTAATGTCATCATCTGTCATTACCAAGTATGCAGGGTCAATAACACTTGTCTCTTGCCCCTCTTCATCCTCGGCAGGAACTTGTACATTTACACTACTTCTCAAAGTAGCAATCATCTCTTCAACAGTTAATAACATTTTGCTCTACCTCCAATCTTAGAGAGGTGATAAGTAACCTGCTTTGTTGAGAATGTTCTTAACATTCTTAGGAACAACATAAGTCTTTCCTGCTTTAAGGTCATATCTCTCCATTGCGATTACACACTTGTGGTCTACACGCATACGAATTTTAACCTTTTCAGTAGGTTTGTTTGAAGTGTCTACATCTGCTACAGAAGTGTCAACCTCTAAATCTGACTTCTCTTCTTCTTCTACAGGTGCTTCTACTTCAACCTCTGGTGTTGTTGCTTCATCATCAACAGGTGTCTCCACCTCTGTCTCAACACTCTGTGTCTCTGTAGCTTCAACTGCTGTCTCTTCTACTTCAACCTCTGGTGTTACATTAACTTTATCTTTCTTATTTGCTTTTTTTACTGCCATGATAATTTCCTCCTTAATATAATTTAAGGGAAGAAGATTATCTATAAAAAGTCTTCTTCTTCCCTTAATGGCTTAATATGTCACACTAACTTAGGCTGTCTCAATAACAACACCATAGTCATTGTGAAGAAGTCCTGTACCCCAAATAGCGTACCAAGCAAGACTTCTCTTTCTTCCAAAATCTTCAACTCCATTATCACGAAGTTCTACAGGAAGAGACCATGCAAGACCATAATATTGGTCACCAAAGATAACAGCTTGGAAAATGTCAACTGCGTTCTTAGCACCCTCTTCACCTGCACCTTTAACAAGGTCAGCTTTGTAAGCAGGGTCAGTTGTACTTGCTTTACCATTACACATAAGAGTTGTCTCAATGAAACGAGTATCATCAATACGACCAATCTCACCATTAAACAACTGCTCTGGTGCACCATAGTTAGAAGCATTAATCCATGCACTATCATCTCTTAAATCTCTTGACTGATGAGGGTGAACGAAGCAAATCCAATAAGCATTTGCATACTTAGGAGCATTGTTTGTAGCAAGTACTTCAATAGCATCCTTAATAGTTGCAACCTGTAACTTATCTGTAGCTGTGATTAAATTACGACTTGCTTTTCCACCTGCATATACAATATTTGTGCCAGAGAGTGCTACATCACGAAGTTCACAATCCATAACCATAGCATAATCACGACCAAGAAGAGTTGTGGTTGTTGCCATAATGTCATCAAAGGAACTCTGGATAAGTAACTCACTGTTAGAAACAGCATTACCATGTTCTTGTACAGTAATCTGCTTCATAGAACCACTTAATGCCTGTGTGCTCATGTCCTGCATTTCTTCAAGAGCACCACCAAGTTTAAGGTTATCATAAGTAAGCATAGAGATTGTAAGACCCGGTTCAACACCAAGTTCTGTCTTCTCTGTTGCAAACTGACTAAAACGCATAATAGGAAGTGCCTTAAATTCAATCTCTCTTGAGTAAACAAGTCTTACTCCATCACTGAATAAGGTACCTCCATGACTTGCACCTGTATTTGTTGCTACTGTTGTATCTGCGTGTGCTTTAAGCAACATAGCAGAAACCATTAAATTCTTAATCTGTGACTTCTTCATCATCACTATTTACCTCCTTAAACGTGTTTAGTTGGTCTTTATCTAAGACCCAACTGCTTTCTCAATTCGGCATACTCTGGACTTCTTACGTCCATTGTCGCAAGACGCTCAAGGCTAACTTCCTTATCCTGCACACCACTTACACTTGCATTAGTAGGAGACTTAGGAGTTCTAGCTTGCTTCTTACCTGTAATACCAAGATTCTCTTTAATCTGCTTACTTCTCTCAAGTGCTGACTGAATAGAATTGTCAATTTCTTCTTTGGTTGTTCCCATGACTAACTCTGGCACTAAAATGTCATCTTTTAATTCAGCCATCTTCTGTGCTTTATAGGTCTTAACCTCATACTCTGCTTCAAGTTCTGCCCTTACTTCTGCTTCGACTTCTTCACGACTAACAGGCTTCTTAGCTTCAAAGTCAGCAACCTTAATCTCAAGGTCTTTCTTATCTGCTTCAAGTGACTTAATAGTATCTTTGAGTGTCTTGACTTCTTCACTGTCTCCATTTCCTGCTTTTGTGAGTTTGTCGGTAGCATCTTGTAACTTCTTATTAAGGTCAGCAATCTTCAAAAGGTCTCCATTGTGCTGTTCAGTAAGTGTTGCCACCTGTGTGTTCAGCTTTTCAATCTTTTTGTACTGCTTTTCCTTTTCCTCTTTTCTTGCTTTTGCAATCAAGTCCTCATAGTTAATTGTAGGTGTTGACTTAGATGAGTTATCATCATTGTCTTCTGCACCATCACCTGCATTATTTTCTGGCTCTTCTGCAAATGCTCTTAAAGAGACTGCTTCAATAATGTGCTTGATAGCTTCGTTGCTCATTCCTGCAATAATACCACAATTTTTTCTCATTTCAATTACCTCCATTTATTGAATTTGATTGTATATTACCACATAAAACTTTCAAAGTCTACCCTCTTTGAAAGTTTAGTGTGCAATATTTATAAGTTATTATTGTGGTTCAGCACCACCATTTTGACCTGTCATGGTCTTTCTTATCTCTTCTTGAGGTGTTTGACCATTCAGCATACCACCTGCATTAGTTGATG